GTTGATATCCCGCCTCATTAGATCCATGCTTGAAATAAGAGTGTTTTGCAAAGAGTCAGTACGTTCATTGGCTCTTTGCAGACCAAATTCCAATTGGTCAACGCGATAAGCCAGCTTTCCTATATCTGCCGTTGTTGCCTTTAACTCTGCATTCTCCTTTGAAAGGGAGGAGATGCTCTTTTGAATGTCATTAAGATTGGTTCCAACATAAAACCCAAACCCTACAATTGTTATAATTGTCGGGAGATTAACTCTAAACCAGTTAAGGGTTACTGTTGCGTCCTGTTTCATTTCATCCGCTGACATTTGTAAGCCCCGTATCGCCCGCGATGTTGTGCTACTTGTTGGGCGAAGGGTCTATCATTTTCAACGATATACCTTGCCGTTTGTTCCGATGGCGACATTAACACAAGTACATCACATGGGCTAGTTAGCTTGGCAGTCGATGAGCAAGCAAACAAGACCATCGTCATCAGCAGCATAGACGGCAGCGTCAACTTTTTGGCCATCTTTAATCACCTCTACTCTGTCATTGGTTAAACGCTGCAAAACCGACTGTTTACCGGCGTTATACATAAAATAATGAGTACCAACTAGCACCAAGGCCATTGCCCCGTAAAGATACGGTTTAAGCATCGTTCAACTCCTGACGAATGTCTTTGATTGCCTTGACGATCCATCCCCTAAGAGCCAATCCGCCTAATAGAACGACAACAGCAACAACGCTCAGGGCCAGAAGCTCGCGCCAACCGAAACCAGCAAGTCCCAACGCGCCAATACCGCCACTGGAAAAGATTGTTCCAAGCCACCCCGCTAGAGAGAACTTCTTTTTTACCTGAGTGTCTACAGATGCAGGAACGACAGGCTTTTCTACTTCCTTAGTGATAACGGCCGGACGCTCAGGAGTTGGCTTAGATGATAGACCTAATGCAAAATCACGACCGCCAGCCACTCGTTTTGTCCATCCTTTGCCGAATGTGGGCCATGTCTTCAACCGGTTAAGAAACGCCAACCGAGTATCACAAAGCTTGTTGATGACATTACGTGAACCCATAGCCTTGATAGCTTCAAGTGTCTTTGGCCCCACCTTACCATCTTGGGATACGCCAACGACTTTCTGCAAGTCCTTTACAGCTCGTGAAGGGCCGCTGTTAACTGCATAATCAAATACAGCGAAGTCAACACCGTCTGGCAACTCAGCGCCATGCACTTTGTCCCAATACTGACGGCGATACACGGTTTCCAACTGTGCGTCAGTGATCTTTTTCAGGTCTTCTTTGGTCCCCTTTGGATTCACATATGCGCGGAAGGTCGCAATAGTGACGCCTTTCATCGTAGCGCCGCCAGGATCAGAATGATGATCTGACCAACCTCCCTCGTGCTTGAGAACTTCTTTTAGCGAGATTTTAAAGTTACGATCCATTAGAGATTCCCCTTACCATATTTATTTAGTCGTCTGTTCATTCGGTGTAACCGATCATATCCAGCAAATGCCGGTAGACGTAATATTTATCCGCCATTTCACCTATGAGCATTTAACAACGATTTCTGCTCGGCCATCTTCCAGAATACGCCGAACACGTCCGACGCTCTTCTTGTATTGTGCGAACGTGATGTCTTCGTCATCTACGAGTATCGAAGTGATTGAGTCGTCTTCACCCTCGACTGGCACCACGTGTTGTCCGACTGAAGCACCCAGTACATTGACTGGTACCTTACCGCAGTAGGCGATACGGTCTACCTCGGCACGAGCTTCCTCGAGCTTTTCGTCGTACTCTGCGTTAGCGGCTTCCCACTCTGCATAAGGACCCTTCAGGAATGCCTCGTACTCGGCCTCGACCTCAGCCTTGAATGCGTCGTACTTGATCCTCCACTCTTCACGAAGGGCGTCTGTCTCCTCGTGTGACCTAGCCTTAGTGTACGAAGGCTCAGGCTCACCACACCACTCGACAGTCCCATTGAACGAAGGTTTGACAGGGCGCTCACCCAGTTTCTTATGCCAAATATCACCACCAACAATGTTGGGGTCAGTTGATTTAACTGCGAAAGAAACTGCATCAGAAAACTTGTCGGTGATCTTTCCGTCCGAGTCGAAGCCTACGATCTGGCCCTTGGGCACGACACCAGTACCCTCAGCCTTATACTCGTATTCCGCATAGTCAGCGCCGGAGGCATTAATCGTCCCGCCAGCGTTAAGGGATCTGCCTGTTACATTGTTGGCTCGAAGGCCCAGAACCGCTTGTGCCGAATTAGGTGCGACGCCAATTCCGTGCTTGATAGTAAAGCTTTGTGTTCCGGTTGACCCTTCGACCGAAAATACGTCACTCTCCCCGCTTCCAGCCACTGGACGGAGCTTTAGGTACTGGCCTTCTGAAAGTAGTCGCACATGTAGATTACCTGCGCCATCACTCTCTATCGCCGCAGCGACACCGCCACCCGATTTTTTGAATAGGATCGCGTCATCATTAGCCAAAGCTATGGCGCTTGCGGAAAAATTGGCGAACGACAAGTCGATGCCAGTGGCCATAGATGCACCATTAGCGAAGGCGATGCCTACCCCGTCACTCTTAATGTTGCCTATATACAGACCTTGCCCCCACGACCCGCCTGCATCGCCAACAATAGCAACACCCGCAAAAGGAACAGGAGTCCAGAAGGAGTTGACCAGCAGTCCTGCACCAGTTGTTGCGGAAAGGTCAGATCCCTGTGAGGGTTGCATGTCGATTTCACCACCACAGAGGAAGCGGGGTGAACCACCGGCTACCTGTGCATCCACGTTATTGCCCACAACGCTATTCCAGCCCCAAACGGAACCTCCGTCACCCATGGCAAACCCAAGCATGTGCATGCCTGCGGGGAAGTCCTTGTTCCCGGGCATTGATACCGCGCTGCCTACGAAAGATGCTTGAGGCCAGCCATTAGGCGCAACGTCCGAGTTCTGGTTCCACTCCTTGTGAACACCCATTTCATAATCGGACCACTGCCAATTGATAGGATTTACAGACCACTGCTTTTGAAAGCTATCCAACTTGTATGTGTCGGCTTTTTCTAGGATCATCCCAAGGCGGGGTAGAGAATTTTGCCATGAAGTGCCTTTTGTACCTGGCCTTCTGAACTGATATCTAGCAAGTATGTTAGTCGGTCGATTAGCAGTAAAGTTAATCTCAGTTGCCAGACTTCCTAGAGGAGCTGAAAAGAATACCCTAGACCCATTTGGGGCCGCATAAGGACTTGGGTAATTGTACGTACCAGCTCCAAAGGTGACTTCCCGTGACGCTGCGAAATTGAACATGTCTGTCGTAGCAGCAGTATGATCCCCTGCACCAAGGCCCACACCGAACTGTGCAGCTCGGATAGGCCCATTAACTGTATACTCCCACCACGCACCATCCGCCGATTGGAATTTGCCAGCGTGGGCTGGTTCAGAAGATACGCGTTTGTATAAGGCCCCGCCGCCGTCGCCTACAGAATAATACCCAGCCGTTTCTACAAACTGAACATTATTATCAAAAGATTCAGCAATTGCTGTTGTTCTTGTGTCCTGTAGACGTTTCTCATCAACCGCAACAGTCACGTTTCCGGCTACAGGCGAAACACCATTAACCGTTTGTACAGCACTGTCGGCTTTTGCAAGAGATGCGATAGACGATGAACTTAAAGCTATCGACCTGTTTGCAGCTAGAGTTCCTCCTCCTGTAAGACCTGTACCGGCTGAGATTGTTACTGATGCGTTTGCCTTTGCATTCAAAGCGGTTTGGGTTGCGTTCGATATGGGCTTATCGGCATCACTTGTATTGTCTACATTCCCAAGCCCAACATCCCCCTTAACGAGAGTTACCGAGTTTCCAGATTTCCCGTTAACCGACTGAACAGCGCTGTCTGCCTTTGCCCCCTGAGAACTAGAAGCAAGAGTAACGCCAACCTCAGAGGCAATTGATTGCTTGGTCCTCAATGGCGTCATACGCTTTGTGTTATCAGTACCAGTCTGCGCCTCGGACTGTGTGGCTACTGGCGCAACTGAATCCGTAAAAGAAATAGGGTTAGTCTGACGCACACCGTCAGCACCTTGATCAACTATTACAGCATCTCCTGTCCTTAATGGAAGAATTGCAGCAGGAAGGTCTTTAGGGCGAATATCAACCATTAGTAAGACACCTTGATAATTTTATTGAAGATAAGGCTAGGCTGCATGTTGTTATGCATCTGGCCGCCACCGTTATTATTTGTTGTGAATGAATGAGTGTGGTTCCCCACACCTACAACCTGCCTAGTCTGGTCAATGTTACCAGACCCTAGCCAGCCGTCGCTGTTACCTGACCCACCACCTCGGTAAATATCGTGTGTGTGGGCACCAGCACCGTCCGTATTACCAGTGTGGTTATGGGGTGGAATTTCGTTGATATTGAGCACATGAATTTCATTACCACCTGATTCACCCAATGGAGTGCCGGGGGTAAACCCACTGAAAGCCCCAACACGGTTGGCGTTAGTACCGCCCATATTGTCTTTACCGACACCTACACGACCTCGTAAATCAGGCAACACAATAAATTGTCCAGAAGTCGAACGATTAGCGCTAGGGTCTGTCTGCGAAGTGGTGCGATATCCAAATCCAGCGGTCGCATTCAATGCATTGCCAACATAGCAAGCAGCAACAAATTCAGGGTACGCGGAGACTTCAACGGCCTGCCCAAAGCACAAAAGCCATGTATCAGGAGGATTTACGCCTGCAAAATCAACCACCGAACCAACAGGCATTCCGGTTTGGAATTGGGACAAAGGAACAGCATTCCCCGGCTGGGTAGCGTTGCCTAATCCTGTAATCTGGAACCCATTCATTACAAGGTTTGCACGCATACCGCCTTGGCCATCCCGGCTAAGGCTTTGCGTCATCATTGCATAAAGATCAACCAAAGCAGGGTTATGCTGAGATGGAAGAATAGTATCGCCGGTTTGAACGATAGTCCCTGGCAGTGGATTGGTGTTGCCGTTGCTGTCTCTTGGCATGTTAGTTACCACCCATATTAGATTGCGCTGCCAATTGAGAGCCAATCAAAGCTTGAATTACAGCATTTCTTATAGCAGGATTTGATGCGTTCGGCAAAGTTCCACCTGATCGTGCGAGCAGTTCTGCAACATCAGCATTTCTCAACCCCATACGAGTTGCCATTTCTCGTCCAGCAAAACCTACGCCCATAGTAGAAGCCGCACTTGCAGCACCAACCGCTGGGCCACCAATAGCGTTACCAATCATGAATGGCACGCCGCTACCCAGGCCCGCACTAACAACGCCAGTAGGCGCAAGTTTACCGATATTACGGGCCGTATTCTGCATCGGAGTGCCACGGCTGACGTTTTGTATGGCCTGTATCTGCTCAGGCGTCCAACCTTGCTCTTGCCCCTTGATAATACGCCGGTCAAGATTGCGGTATTCCGTGCGCAATGCATTCTCAAAGCCGGAACCCGTGAACTGTCCTGCACGCGCTCCTGCAAGTTCTCTTGCGCGCTCCAATGTTCCAGCTTTAAGATAACGGCTTGAAATCTTGCGTGCTTCAGCCAATTCAGGGGCAAGAGGAGAAACAAAGTCATCGAATGCAGAAAGCATCTTCTTAGCGATACGGCCTTCTTTGCCTTCTGTATTAAAGGCTGCATCTGCAAGCGTTTCCCTAATAACCTGCATTTGTGTTGGGTTCATGTCATACCCGGCATAATCGCGCATAAGCTGGAGCGCTTCTTTTGCCTTTGGATATGCCTCTGCAATACGCCCTGTAGGAGTGATAAGCTCGTTATCCCGTGCGATCTTGGTAATATCGTCAGCAAGACTGGTTGTCATTGCCGGATCGGCCACAACGCCACGTGCTTCAGCCTGTGCGTACAAGTCAGAAGCTTGAGCCTTAAGGTCATCGATAGATGGAACAGCTTTTTCAGCCGCCTGACGCGCCGAACGGTTAGCCAATCCTGAAATAGCCGCCCCGGTTCCTAACCCGCCAATCAATTCACCTGCTATTTCAGCTCCTACGTTGTCAGGAGCAATCTGTTGAGCGGTTGCGCCGCCAACGCCTCCACCTAACCCCGTTGCCAGAATAGATGCAACCTGACCGGCGCTATTGGCTCCTGCCGCAAATGGAGCGGCACCACCAACAGACTGAGCAACGCGCCTTGCGAATTGTTCTCCGCCATTTTGGCTCTCAGGAGCGATTGCTAATCCTTGACGCAATCCAGCGCTTCCGCCCAAAGGCGTTTGTGAAGGCTGGATATCGGTGCCAAATACATAGTTAATGCCAGCGGTTGCGGGGGCAACCAATAGATTGTTAACCAAATCTACTGGGGCACCCAAAGCTCCTGTTGCTCCTTCTAGCAAACCAGAAAATATTTGTGACCCGTAACCACCTTCTGGTTGCGGCTGGTCAATAGCACCGTTCACCTCCTGAAAAGCCTGCAAAGCGCTTGCTTCATCAGGAGCGTCAACTTCGTAAATCTGTCCGTCTGGGCCTTGTAATTCGAATATTGCCATTAGTTTGACCCTTTCGGACGAATACGGATTCCGTTACCCACATCTCGCCAGCCGTCTTGCCCAGTTTTACTAGCTTGCGCGGCTTTGAATTCATCTAGTGGGTTCTTACGCTCATTGAGAAGACGGAACGCATCTTCACGGCTGATCTGCCTTGCTCGAAGACGTTGAATAATTTCAGCCCCTTTCGCATCATATTGGGCGATCCCACGCATAGTATTAATGATAAGTTCATTACCACCAGGCTGGTTAATGGTGCGAGGCAACGACTGCTTGAACAACTCAAGATCAGCATCAGACATGGGGCCGGAGCCTGCTGGCCGCTGCTCTGGTACGAGAGAGTTAATAGCCGCCTGTGCAGCCTGCAAAGTGTCAAGACCCTCAGTCTTAATCCCCCATTCACCTGCTCTTTGACGTATTGCAGCATCCATACCGCTAGGAGATGCCTTCAATAATTCGTCAAGCTGATTGATGCGCCCAAGATTTCGTATGGCTTGCCTTCCTGCCGTATCGACATCTCCAATAGCTTTTGCATCTAGTTCAGCTAGTTTTTCATCAAACTTCTCGCCGCCGCCAACGTTAACGGTAACGCCACTTTCAGCAATAGGAGTTATCTTTCCATCTGGGGCTACGTTGTAAACCTTATTTGGATCAAGGCCCAACTGCTGTGCCTGCGGCCCTGTAATAGTTGTGAAGCGCTCTTGCGCGCCCTGAATAATTGGCTGACCGGTATTGGCATCATAAACAGTGTTGCCAACCGTAACAGTATTACGATTGCGTGTAGCCTGTTCAATGGCGGCCTTCCAAGCATCAGCATCGCCAGCAAGAGCAGGATTAATGCCCAACGTCTGCGCTGTGGCCTGACGCCGCGCCATCAAACGCTGTTGTTCTTGTGCTGCTTGCTGCTGCTGCAACTGCTGCCCCAAAAGCATACCGGCAATCTGCCTACCTTGATTTGAAATATAAGGACTGGAAAGAGCCTGAATAATAGCAGGGTTAATCCCGCCAGATTGTGATTGTGCAGGCATCTGGAATGGTTGAGACGTAACTGGTGCACGATCTGCGCTAGGAGCAGCGGGGAATGAACCAGACAAAGCCTGCGCAACTGGTGAAGAACCAGAAGGAGACAAGGCCCCGCCGAGCATTTGATCGTTCAGCGCGAGTAAGCGGGGATCGGCAGCAGGGGCCGTCTCTGCCGCCATAGGCGTTACTTCTGGAACAATATTAGCAGATGCAGGAATCGCCTGTTCCGGCACAATAGGAGCCGTTGCAGCGCCTGCGGTCCAGCGGTCGTTGAAGTTAGATGGGGGTTGAGGAGATACAAGAGAATTTGCAACCGAAAGATTAGGGTCAGACGCAAAGTCATAAGGTGCTACTTGTGCGGGTGGGAGCGGCTGTGTAGGCGCGATCTGTTCAATAGCCTCCTGCGGAGTATTGGCTACACGTGCATATTTAGCGGCTCTAGCCTGGCGGTGCTCTGGAGCAGGACGCAGGAAGTTATTAACAATAGCCTGCGCAGCCGTTGCCGTATCTGGGGCAGATAAGATTGATTTTGCAGCTCCAGCCTCGGAGCCTTGAAGTTCCTGCATAAGAAAATCAAGCTGCGCATTCACATCAGCAGGGTTGACGCCACGCTGCGCTGCGAACGCTTCATACTCACGGCGGCGCGGACCTGTAAGCTGGTAAAGACCGAAACCGCCGCGGCTCCCTGGAACAATTGGGTTTTTCTCATTGATGCCTGGATTTAGACCGCTCTCATCCTGAAAATTAAGAATGAAAGCGTCTGCAATGTGCGGCTGAAGACCACGGTCAATCAATCCCTGACGAATTTCAGGAGCAGAAGGGATAGCAACAGGCTCACCAACTGCCGCAACGGATGTAGGCGATGCGCCATCGGCTACTGCGGTAGGAAACCCAGCGCCGCCGCCAAGGCTACCAAGCATATCACTGATAAGCGATTGTTCCGCCGCTGCGTTGGCAGTAATAGCATTATCTGCGGCACGTCGATCACGGCCAGACTGATAGCCTAGCAGCCCCTTCGTCAGGACAGAAGCCCACCCGCCAGCGTCAGGACGAGTATCTGTGGCGCGCCCAATCAAAGACTGCGCAATCTCTTGTCGCTGTGCAATCTGCTCAGGAGTAAGACGCTCGCCGTTTGGGCCGGTGAAAATAGCAGGGATAATTTCTTGTAGATTGCCAATAGCCATTACTTCACCTTGCTATAATCAACGCGATAATAACCATCTGCGTCCTGAGAGACCGCTTCAGGCTGCAATTCCAGCAAGTCCTGAGCCATGTAGCCAATATGCGTGACAGGCGAGCCAATGTAATTGAACTTGTAAACTGGAACACCTGAATCAGTCTTACCAATACGCTCAATGTTTTCTTTAAGGCGTCGGTCAGAGAACAGACTAAGGCCAGCACCAAACAACCCGCCCAATGCACCCATCTGGCTGTTATATGCGTTCATATCCGCCTGATATTTCTGATTAACCAACCCTGAATAATCAACACCAGCCACCTGAGACTGAGGCGTTTGCGCGAATGTGCTGTTGGGTGACTGAACCTGAGTACCAGACATAAGACCAATAATTTCATTCAAAGGCTGGTTACGTTGCGCAAGTTGCTCTTGGAAAGCCTGACTGCGACCAGTAAGAGCCAACTGGTTAAGCTGGTCGGTATTGGCATTCGTAAGACGCGCCATTTCCGTATTGTAAGCAGCCGTCCCCGGACGAATGCCAGAATTGATCAGTCTGTTTTCAAGGTCTTTACGATTCTGCTCCTGTTGCGGCAAGATACGCTGGGATGCAAGATCATAAGCCCAATTCTCAGCAGATTGATTGTTAAATTCAAACGGAGAGTTAAGGTAATCGCCAAGCCATGCAGATTGGTCTTTTGCGATATTCGCAAGATTACCCTGTGCAGCCTGAGACGCATCAAAGATAGCCTGCTGTTCAGGAGATAGCGTGGTGTTAGCCGTATAGGTAGGAACCTCAACGCGCTTACCGTTCGGGTCTGTAATCCATGTCGTACCAGTCTGCTGATATTCCAAGCTACCCCATGGGGTATTCTGGTTTACCATGTTCATTTGCTGCTGCTGCTGGGCCGTGAAAGAGTTCCACGCGCCCTGCGCTGCCGCAGTTTCCGCTGGATCTGGAGCTTTTGGAGCGCTCTTGCCCATTACTCAGAAACTCCTTTGTTATAAGGCGACTTGCTCCACTCGTCGTCAGTCAAAGAAAAAATAAATTCGCCTTCATCCCTGCCGCGAAGACGAGGAATGTAAGTTTCACTAAATCCGAATTTTCTGGCGATACCAATCATCGTTTTATTTCTTTCAGAAACTCTCAATACAACTAATTGACAGCCTAGACGAGTGAATGGCAGGAAGAACATAGCATTAATCACGGCCCTTGTCAGCCACCTTTTACTAACAGATGCAGATGATAGCTCAATAACACCATATTCAGGGTGGTAATTGTGGTAAAGAGTTCCAGCGATTAAATCCCCGTCCTCGAATACACCCATGCTGCAAAAGTCTTTTATTGTTATATCGGCTTCTCTGCATACGAAAAACCCAACAGCTTCGTTCGCCGAAGGGTTCATTGTCTTGCTGTAGTACATGGTGTGAATCAAGTTACAATCTCACCCATGGTTAAGCTGATTTCTAAATGAACAATCTCAACGTCAAGAGGAACGGAACTTCCTGACGTTACCTGATAGCAGGCAGAAACGTAGTAACCCGTTCCTCCTAATGATTTCCACTGTGCATTGAAAACATTAGGATTGGTTCCACCCCATACAGACTGCCCCCATACACCTGTACCCCACGCATTGGTGCCGTCAGCGCTAGATGCGGTTGGAGCATGGCCGGGGTCGATATCAAAATCAGCCTTGAATCGAAGACCGTACGACAAGTTAGCCTTTGCCCTTGATACACCACGGCCCATCTTGGGTACTTTTAGATTGGCTGGCGATCCAAGATCATCAAACAGTGGGATGTAAACGCCAGTGTAAACAGACCCATTGTCCATGCCAGTTACATTAGCTTTGAACACTTCACCGTTAGGACCACCAAAATACATCTCGCCTTGGAATACGCACATAGCGCGAGCATCCCAATTGGTATAGCGGCACCATGCACCTGTTTCAGAATTGGAAATAAACAATACAGGGTCATAATCGCCAATTGTAATAGGCGGAGATATGATTGCCATCTTTCTTTCAGGCCAAAGCATACAAGACCAATCCTCAAGGCCGCGACCATCAACAGCCTGCTGCCATGCATCTTGAATGTTGTACGAAACGGCGGCAGGAGAAAGAGCCGTCACATCAAGACTGATAGCCTTGGAAAGAGGAATAAGGCCAACACTAGTAGCAACAGCAATATCACCGCCACCTCTGAAATGAGCGCGATTGCCAAGGGGCCTGCCAATCCTGTATGTGCCAACATGCTGCCAACCCGAAAGACCGGCACCAGGATACGTCCCTTGAAATACTGCAACTTCACCCTCCGTAGATGTTACGACCATCTGGTCGGATAGTCCGCCAGCGGCACCTGTCCCCATAGACCATGAATCCCCCCACAGTACAGCGCCGCCAACTGTGAAAAGACCACCCATTTCATAACGTTCTGGATCTCCCCCTACGGCTGCTACCTCATCCATATACCATACATTTAAAGAATCTTTCTGGGCAAACCAAAGACGGTTTTTGAATACCCACACATAAGACATGTCAGCAGTTGTCAAACCGTCAGGGAATGTGATGCCTGGGACAAGATTAACGGAATTTGTGGAAGCCTGAGCAGAACCTCCAAGGCTACCCGTCAGCATTTCGTCATCTTCAAACCCAGATGCAGCCCCTGTCAAAACAAGACCGCCACCCGGAAGAACTTCATAAACCGTACCAGTTGCGCCGGATGTGCCGCCAGTTATAATTTCACCAACAACAAAATCTTGCGTTATGTTGTCGTAAGACAAAGCCCACGCCCCGTCAGGTACATAAGGATAAAATGCGTTGCCATCATAAATGAACCCTGTAGATACCCCATTTACACCAACAAGATAAACACCCCCAGTCGTTGCAAACTGTACAGTAATCCAATTACCGCCTAATGCTCCCTCAAAGGCTTCCATATCTTCGGTAGACGATTGACCAAAGTAATCACCGTTTTCAGTGACCAGATAATCGCCATTCTCTGTCACCAGTCGGTAATTATAAGGGACAAGGATATTGGTTATATCGTAAATGGTGTTTGCGGTAGAGGCGAACAATTTACGATTAAGTCCGTTAACGTATGTAAACAGGGACGTTACGCTTTCATCTCCTTCTCCAAGCGTGGCATAAAGCTCTTTACCGCGTCTGAGAATAGCTGTGGTAGATGTTGGGAAAAAGTTATCAAGTACAGCAGCACCTTGCGGCCCGCCATTTTCCATAGGCGTAGACAGGTTGCGGTTGCTAATCCACCCACCCGTAGGTGCAGGGAACTTTTTAAGGTCTGACTTACGTTGCGCCGGTTTCTTCTGCGCGAGGATAGGGCGCTGGTACATCAATTACCCCAATTCAAAAGGCCATGCCAAATGTGTATTAAGACGCCTGCTCCTGGAACGCGCACGGTAAACGTTTGTGCCCTTATCCTTAGCCGCAAGCTGGTCGAGAGCCATTGTAAATTGTTCTTGGTCGCCTGTATAGTCTAGCTTTTTATTCTCTCGCCAACGCCAGATAAGGCCAAGAGTAAGAAGGTCATTCCCGCCCTTGATGATGAAATCATCTGTATCAGCAGTGAACTCAGGTTTGCCTACATTATTTGAATCAATAGCGTAGTTATTGGAAATGTAAGGATACGTGGCACTATTCTGCGCATTAGGCGGCGGGAAGAAATGAATCTGATTTTGGTAAATAGTCCACGCGCCGGGAGTTAGTTCAAAATTACGCGCGCGTCGGTATAGAAAATCATTGAGATTTTCAATGTGCTCATATCCCCAAACCCAATTATTCAAGTCCTGAATATCTGTCACCAAAAGCTGACGATCATAATCATCAGGAAGATCGAATATTTCAGTAACGCCATCAGTTGGTACGTTATAAACTTTAGTCAGAGCCTGCCAATCAGCATATCTGCAAATGTCCCTAGCTACTTCATTGACCAGATCAACAATTTCTAGCTCAAGCTGATCTGATGAAGTAAAAAAGACGGCGGGCTTTTGGCCCACCAATCTAATTGTAGCGGATTGCATCGCCGACAGAATTGACATTTACATTCCTTTTGCAAGGTTTACCAGTGATGCATGGCTTAGTCGGCCATCAGGCTTAGTTCCAGTCTTTGATTCAATCATATCACGCAATTCAGCTTCTGTCATTGCTTCGTAAAGATCTTCTTCAACTTCTGGAATAACAGTTGATGCCGTTCCTGCCGATTCAAGCTCTGCAATGCGCTTTTTAAGAGCCTCAATTTCATTAAGGGCCTTATCAGACGCCGAATGGTCAGAGATGTATTTACGCGCCAATTCTTTAAGCGTGTTACCCATCATGCCAAGCGATTTAAGCTTGTCACCTTCAAGGGTATTAAGCGCCTCAATACTGTAAACACGATGTACGCGGCAGATGGAAAGCTGCTCTTCAGTTACGCCATAAGGACGCAGCATTTCCAATGGCGTTCCCATTGCGTGCTGCGGGTTGCCTTCTTTGAACGTGCGATACTGTTCGGCCCATCGTTCAGCATAGGTAATAGATTTGTTACCTTCGCGTTTCCATGTCTGATTAGCCGGGAAAACAGGCGCGTAATTATTTGATCCTGCAAAACGGACCTCAACAACTTCACGCATTTCCATAACTGCGTGGCCAGCCGCCTCCGACTTGGGGATATTCTCGACCTCAATCACCTTAAAGAAAGGTGTTACGTTAAGGTCTCGCATGTCAATTTCAACTACTTTAGTCATTTATCGTTCCTTGTCTGAGAAGGGTTCTGTTTCTGTATATTTCATCTCTGGGTAAATCAAAGAAGGATCACCATCCTCTATGCCCCAGGATTTAGCTTCTAACAAAGCCAAAGATTTAGCAGCTCTATGCGCCGACAATGGGTCGTTGAATTGTCCCTCTTCGCTTACGCACGATGCGTCTCCAACGCTACAAAACCTTGTAACGTAATATACAGTTTTTTCTTTAACTCTATATTCTAGTTTATGTAGTTTAGTCATTTTACATCTTCCTATGATGCGACCGCCTCAACGGCCTTATTGAGATAGGGAGGCCGTTAAGCCTCCCCGTATTAATTAGAGTGCAAACACGCGAGCGTGGAAATATGCACCGGCAGGAACTGCTACAGCAGGGGCCTGCAAAACGCCAGAAGCATTGGCGGTAGCCACAAAGTCTGCGTCCACATTAACACGTGCGCTTGCGGTAAGCGCAGTTGTGCCGTTCTTGACCCAGATGTAATCGTAACCGTCATCGCCAGTTTCACGATTACCAAGCTTATAAGAAGGCGAGGTAATACCGGAAACAGTAGCGCCGCCTGCGCCCTGAATGCCAGTCAAGTCCCAATATGGAAGACCAACAAAAACATCATCGAGCTGCGGGCCTAGCTGCGGGGTAGTACGAAAAGGTACGGAGTTAGCCATATCTTTTTCTCCTTATGCCGTAATGATGCGGTACGAGAACAGCGGATTCTCAAGAACAAGCTGGCCAGACCATACAATGCCCTGAGCAACCGCATCCTGGTTGATAGGACGCATACCGTCGCCCGGATGGAACGGAACGAACGCCTGATCGGGGAACTCATAGATTGAGAGGCCCTGCGTGTCGATGCCGAAGATGGTATTAGCAGGCATAACCGTACCAATGCCACCAGCCGCAACGATATCAACAGGACCGGCAGGCGTCATGTAGGTGAGACCCGAAAAGCCCAGACGGCCAAGGCGTTCCGAAACGATGCGCTGATGAGCAACGAACGACGCGGAGATAGCCTGATACGAAAGGGAATCCGCAATGAGAAGATCAGCATAACGGCCATTACGCGAACGATTAAGAGCAATGCGCTCGATAATAGGACGTGCAGTCGTGCTATCCCAAGTCGTAAACCCTGCAACATCACCGTTAGTAATGTTGAACGTCGAGGTACGCCAGTTCGGAACGGTTGCACGGTCAATGCCGCCGTATACGCCAGTGTTTGGAATAACTGGAATAGCGCCGCCAAGACCAATAAGCTCACGACCGCCTGCACCAGTACCGTCCCCGATAAGAGCAACTTCGAACTCTTCCTTAACCGACTTTTCAGCCGCATCAAGGTAGGTTTCCATAAGGTCGATAACTTCTTCCTCACCGCGAGTGTACATCAGTTCCGTTCCAGTCAGCGAGAACATGCTGACAACACGCGACCAATTGAATACGGCAGAGTTTAGGAGTTCTTTCGGGGTGATTTCGATCTTGTCATAGCCAGTGAACCACTGTGCCTGCAATTTATCGAACTGTACCGGAATGCGAAGCTCTGGTCCGCCAGCGCGCTTTACGCGAATACGGCCCTGATCACGGAGAATGCGAGTTAGTGCGGTTGAGTTATAAACAATGTCCTGCACCTCACGCGAGCGCCGTGCTACGGCTGCGGTGAGAAGCTGGCGATAATTTCTATCCTGAACGATAGCCATTTTAGCTCCTTAAGCCTTCTTCAGACGCTTCAACTCGTCTTCCAGAAGTTCACGCATTGACATTTTCTTATCCGGTTCTTTGACCTCTAGTACATTACCCGGAGAAGATTTGATTGATTTGCTGCCGTTGAAGTCTTCGTCAACACGGCTTTCAGAACTAGTCTGCTTTGGGGAGAAGGATGAGACATTTGAAGAAGGATTAATCCTTTCAGCCATGTCATACGCTGCTTCAAGCTTCTCAGCAGGACTAAGATTAGCTGGGATTTTACCAGATTGTAGAAAGAAAGCAATATCCTGTTCTAGTTCATAGTATCGTGGATGGTCTTTAATGAAAGGCTCAATATACTGCTGGTGAGCCATTTGCGCCTGCATGGCAGTGATCTGCTGCTTAAGCGTATCAACCTCTGGGTTATGTTGAGGTTGAACCTGCGGCTGGACCTGTGGTGCCTGCGACACGTAAGAATTGGGGTCGGCGCTAATGTGCTGGGCAAGCTGCTGTGGAGTAACATTAAAAGCGCGCAAAATATAAGAAATAGCTTGCTGCGGCTGCATCTGTAGATTGCTGAATAGCTGCTTGAATCCTTCTGCTGGATCAGCTGCAAACTTTCGCTCGATCCCCACATAGTTATCAAGCGCTTGTTTAACGCTAACGCCATGCTGTTTACCAAGCTCTTCGTATTCCTTAAGCTCTTCACGGAACTGATGAGATTCACGGTACTGCTGCACCTCAGCCTCATGTTCACGTACAAGGCGAGAAACTTCCGACTGCACTTCATTAGGAGTATTGCGCCAAAGTTCTTTTGCCCTTGGAAGGAAGCGAGCGGGCGGCTCAGGACGATCCCGGACCTCAGACTTCCGTTCCGTCTGCTGCTCCTTAACCCGCTCGCCTGCGTCATCTGCCTTTTCAGGCGTGGCGCTCTTTACATCCGTCTTTTCGACAGGCTTGGTTTCTTCCTCCAGCTTTTCAGGCTTCTCAGTCTTAACAGGCTTTTCAGCCTTTTCAGGCTCTTTGGCCTTATCAAGCTCTGCCTTCAGTGAATCCCGTACAGATTCAGCCTTTGCCGGGGCTTCCGGCTTGGCTTCTTCAACAGGGGCAGGAGTGATTTTACCACCGCCAGATGTTTTAGGCGTTACATCTGATTCAAGCGTGGTTGAAAGCGGCTCCTGCGGTGCAATTTCTGTATTTGCTAATTCTGTCATCTCGATACCTCGTCTGAGAAGGTCATAGGGTTAAATTTCACTAATAGCGCGCTTAATATCTTCACGGCGCTTTTTACGGTCAAATTCAGGTGCCTTAAAGTCAGGAAGGCTTTCATTGCCGAGCTCGACATAACGTTCGCCCCTTGGGTTTCCAGAGGGGAGAAGCGTCTTGCGATAGCTTGACAAGGTATCATGCATCTTTCCATCCATGCCGCGAATAGGCGCGATTGCGTCCTGTTTGAAATAGGGACAAGCGAGATTGGAAGTTCCCATTCTCGCTCTATGCTCCCTAACCATGTCTGAGATTGATTTCATTAAGCGTTCTCTAGCGCCGTGATCCGTGCTGCAAGCTCTGCAAGGATTGCCTGGACATTGGTGGCCGTGCCTGGAGCGATAGCCGTGGCTGGAGTCTGCGTTGCTGTCTGAACAGCATTACCAGCCTTGGCAGTCGTAGCAGTGGTGCCAATAGTCGGAGGAAACGTTGCAGGCTTGTCAGTAACATCAGCCCACGCTACCGTGCCACCTCCCGCGGCATCATCGATCTGCGCTGCAACTTCCTTGGCAAGTTCTGGAACCATGCTTAGTTCAATCATTCGGCGTGCATCAGCCATTTATTTATTCCTCAAGGTTGAATTGAAATTCGCTTAGATCATACATCATTTGACCAAGTAATGCTATACTCGGTATTTACCGTCATACTTCCAGTAGACTCCCACGTTGCACTTGTTGAATGTTCTACAGGATCGTATTCCCAGTCAGAGATAACATCGCCTATCGTAACGCCATCCACAACAGGCTTATAACCCGCCATATCTGCACTTACGTCACCGCGGAAAGCTACTTGGAAATAGCCTGAATTGCGGTTGGCGATCTCAATCAACGGATACCCCGGCATTGGCTCGGATTCTATACTGCCATAAATCGTGGCGTAATAGCCAATATCGCCACCGTTGCCGGTTCCAGTCCATAGAGTGAATGCTACAGGCTCTTCTGGCGGCACAAGCCCTTCAACGACCAATGGCGGAGCATTGCTTGCAACAAGCGTAATCGGCACTCCTAAGCCATTAGCTTCAACAGTAGCAACCGGAGCACCGGACGCCACTGACGTGAACGGCGCGCCGTTGGTGGAGATGACTACCGGGAAACCAGGCATCTATCCCTCTCTCTCTATCTGTCTTACCGCCTGTTGCTCATTAAATTCCTGTGAACGATTAGCACGGCTTTCCGATTCAACTCTAAGCGCCGTATCCACCTCTGCGCGCTGTGCCTCATTTGCGGCTTTATACTCCTCGAGATCTTGCTTACGAACGTCTAGACCAATCTTGGCAAGAATCTCTGCGGTCTGAGCCTGCATAAGATTTTGCTTGGCGTCCATTTCAGCCATTTTTGCAGCGAACTCTTGTTCCTGCTTGGATAGCTGAAGCTGTAGCTTGCCTTGCTCAATCTCGAACTGCGCAGCATCCTTCTGGGCCTTAAGCTGCAAATCCTGCATCTTGCCCTGCAATTCAGCCTGTTTAAGCTGCGCATCTGCTTGCACCTTAGCCATCTGCGCCTGCGCCTTAGCCATTTCAGCTTCAGCCAGTTTATTCTGCGCCTCAATAAGGGCTTGCTGTTCGCCGCCTTCTTGTGGAGGCTGGTAGTTGGCGGCTTCATCGATGAAATTATCGATAAGGCCATCAAGCTCACGACCAATACGATAAGGCCCAAGAACAAAGTTAAGCATACCGCCAGCAAGAGCGGAACCGGCAGGCCCCATCTGAGCCAATCCTTGCAGGGCCTGAGAAGCTCCAGCGAATGTGGTCAAGAACTCATTGCGGCTGGCTTTTTCCTGAATTTCGTCAGTCAGAATGGTGCTGTCCGAAGCAATTTCAAAGGCAAAACCGCGCGATTTATCATTGCGCAACAGGTCAAGTATATCCTCAATAGGGATTTCTGAATTAGCCTCTTGCAGCATAGGCGCATATTTCTGCAAAATGGCCTGCTGAGTTTCCTTAAACTTTGTCTGGATCTCTTGCTGTAATTCAGGGGGAACCTGATTTTCCTGGACAAACTTCTCTGTCTGCTTCTTAAGGTTTTCAAGCTCCTTCTCAGCAGCGTCTTCAATGCCCTTAATTTGCTTTTCGATTTGCGCCTTGGTTGAAATCTTCATCTGCGACATCTCAAGGAGAGTATCCTTCGAGAAATGCTCTGCAATAATCTCAGCCGAAATACGCACAGTGTCGGCAGCAATGCGCTGTAGCTCATCAATCTTCTGACGAACACGGACAGAGCCATACTGCCCCTTTAGCTGCTGCGCTCCTAGGGTCTCATTAGCTTCAGTAGCCCCGCGCATAATGTCGCTAATGCCAGACAACTGATAAAAGTCATCAATCAACCGTGAACGCGCCTCGATAAGGCCGGTGATGGCCGTTGCTACTTCCGCAAGCGGCATCCAGGCAACCATGTTGGTCACATCGCTACTGATCGATGGGACAAAGATTACAGTCTCGTCATCCTCACTCTGGATAAGCTCGCTTACGGCATCTCGAATATCACCGCTACCGGCCACAATGCCCTTGAGCTTAACCTTTTCCAGCAAAAGGTAAATACGGGCTGTAAGAGTGTTAATCTTGTCAAAATGAACGCTATAACGCTCATAGTCTGGAACAGGGATCAACGAACGGCGAGCCAACGTACCATAAGCTGGACGAGGGCACGGAAAGAAGTCTTTTAACTTAAGGTGTGGCTCACCTTCATCCAGTAGGCGATCGACGCCTTCGGAAACCCAATAGACCTTATTATCGGCACGGTGCCATACTTCCCAAACGCTACCTTTCAACGACTTGTCATCATTGCCGCGATCGTCGTCCTCACGCTTTTTGGAAAGCTTTACGTCTTTGTAAACGTCGCCTGACGCCTTATAGAAACGCTTGCGCAACTCTTTGCGTGTCATCCAAGCGCGACGGGCTACCCAGCCAACTTCTGACCATTTACGGGCAGGCTCATGCAGGAAATCCATGCGATCAAGGTGCTCGATACAAACACGCTGCTCGCCCTTTTCCGATTCATACGTGAGCCATATAACACCCCGATTAGTGAAAATCAGGTCATCGCGCACTTCGCACATAACATCGTCAATGTTAGAGCGGTCAAAGTTAGACACAGATACGCGCTCTAGAAGTTCAGCCGTCTTTGATTTGACTGGATCTCGATCTTTAAACTGTGTGGAAACTACAGGCTTTGGAGGATGAGCGTAAACAGCAGGCTTCAGGATTTCATAGGAAGCCCAGAACAGATCCAGGTCGCCATCTGTCCACGTTTCGCCGTATGGGCGATTAATACCGTTGTATTTGCTGTAAATCGTGTCAATACGGTCGCAAGTATCCTGCCATTCGCGGAACTTATCCTTAGCATTCTGCAATACCGACAGAACAACGCTTGAAGACTTTGGTTCGTCCTTTAATTCAAGCGTATCGGATGGCTGGATTTCTTCTTCGTCCACTTAAACGGCCTCATTTGCAAATGTTGAGGCAATGTAACATGTGGGAGTGTAAAAGAAAAGGCCCTCCGAAGAGGGCCTATGAAGTCACAAGGGATAAACTATCTTGCCTCCACTGCCAGTGTTACAATGCCACCGCTGGCTGGGCGAAAATGGTCAGGGATGAAGGATTTGAACCTTCGTCTCTCGCGTCCAAGGCGAGCACTTTAGACCAGGCTAAGCTAATCCCTGTTAGTGGCTCTCCTAGGTCTCCAGTTATTCCCTTGCTGGGGAGACTCCACGCGACACTTTTCAGTGTTTCTGCTTTCGCTTCATCAGGCGTAAGTGCAAGGCCAGATGTTCCAATAGTCTGAGAGCCGTGTTGGAACCCACGCATCGTTGCCTTTCGGCGAATTACATTCAGAACGGGCCGGACGCTACCCCGGCTGACCTTACAGGCTAAGCCTCTTACAGTGGGCCTCATAAGAGCCGTACTTGCGCTTCTGCTTTCAGCGCCGCCGTTCTGGTTCTTTTATCCTACTCACATCCAGGTCGAATTACAAGACTGTCTTTCCAGTCGCATGTGCCACGGCGGTAGGATGAGTGTGAAATAGCAAGAGCTTTATAACCATTCCTCCAATAACCACGCAACCGTTCAGGCTTTACTTCATAAAGGAAAACCGTGCCATCCTCATCTCTCGCCATATACTTAAACTCAGGCGCAACATGATCCCAGTTAATGGTGTCTGGTGTTTTGGCGATGCGGTAGTTTGCAAGACTAAAATCCCACAAAGGATTAGGATTAATCTGCCACGCGCTGTATTCGGTCATACTTTCCACAGGATGACCATCCACATAAGCCTGCATCACTTCAATCAAGTGCTTTGTGCGCTCGATGTGTTCTTTGTTATTGTCCATGTTTCTAAGCCTTTCCATATATTCCGCGGTCTTTTTAGAGTATTCTTCACTGAATATCCCAGATAGATGCATCACATAAGCCCCTTGATAATGTAAGGTCCTAAGTATCCTATCATGGTGCAGGATAACCCCAAAATTACAATAGCTATAAACCAAATATTATCAGTCATCACACTTCTCCACGTGCTTTGGCGAGAATCTCATCTCTTTTTTCAATCCATGGATCACCAATCTTGCAGTCATTCGTGAACCCTGGGAATGATTCCAGCAAGTCGTAAAGCTCTGGCGCAGCGGCGATTAGGTGGGCGTTGGCGCGGGCGTTTGTTATCGCCCCCTGATGAGCGTATGCTATGGTTATCCCTAGTCCGTCCGTTCTAACCGGAACACTTTCATCGCCGCGGGGTTGCCATGCAATCCAAGGCCCGGGCGTAAACTTCGCTTCACTCATAGCGCACCTGCTTTCTTGAGGGTTTTTTCTGCGCGTTTGAACATATTGTTAGGCACGTAATCGCTATCTTTGAAATCCATGAGTTTAGATAGCACCTCCACCAACTCATCATGCATGTTCACGCACTTGACGATGTGGTCCATCTCATCGTCTGAGACTACCGATGGGTCTTCTCCGTTTGTGCAAATAATATACCCACGTGCATCAATAATTGCTGATTCTTCGGAGCCGTATTCTATTATCCAAGGCGTATGCGTGTGTT